CTATGAGAGCGGATCTTGGCTATGCCAGATTAACCCGTGTGTTGCTACGGCTATAGTGCAAACGTTACACTAACGTAACGAGGTTCCATCGACCTGATAGTTGTGAAGAGCGGCTATTCGAGTGATGCGTGAAGCCTGTACCACGTGATCTAAAGGAGCGGGACGCTTAGCAAATATGGCAATTTGCATCGTCACAATTTGAGGAAGGAGGTAAGTTTGTGGAAACGAACCTCGAGCAATTTCGTATTCATCCTTATCGCTCTAATCGTTTAAAGGAATACTCTAAGCGAATGAGTACTCCCAGAGATAAGGCAATTTTGGATGATAATGTCGCATCAATGTTGCAAGCTCAAGGATATCAGTGGGAAGAGTCACCTCGCTCTATTTATAACCCTGACGCCCTTTATGTAGCATTAAGCAGGTACGCCCCAGGTAAGGTCAGTGATCCAACGGTAGATGAGCATCTAACTTCTGGCTTAGCGCTCGCCCGTGCCTGTTTTGCGAAACCCGAAGGCTTCTTAAAACTTAGAGCGCTTGATTTCACTCCTAGGACAATTGACCTAGTGACGAGCAATCCGAGTGGTAGTGCCGGTCTTACTGCTTATGGATCAACAAAAGCAGAAGCTAAGACTAGGGCTTTAGAGCGTGGTTTGGAAACTCTTAAGGGTAAGAAGGCACCGGAACCGTGTCTTGCATTCGCACGTACTCAGTTCAATGGTAAGACCAGACTTGTTTGGGGATATCCATACTCAGAAACGGCGATTGAAGGAACAATTGCTTATCCTTATTTGCAATGGCTTAAGGGCAATGAAACGCCAATGGCCTTTGCTATTTCTACAATGTCGTTAGGTTCGAAGTTGAGAGTTGCGGCGTATCACAATCAATGGGCATATTCCATTGATATGTCTGCATTCGATTCATCAATCAGCTCATTCCTTATCAGTCAAGCGTTCCAGATAATTAGAACGTGGTATGATTTGGATCAGGTTGAGGTAATGTCAGGTTTGACTGTTCGCGAGGTCTTTAGACACGTCGAAGGTTACTTTAAACATTCCCCTATCGTCATGCCAGATGGGAACATTTACCATGGTCGCCGTCATGGTGTCCCATCTGGATCATTCTTCACCCAGATAATTGACAGTATTGTGAATGTCATTATCGCGGGAACCATATCTTCACGGTTTAACCTGCACATCAACAGGCGTGAAGTGTTTGTTTTGGGTGATGATCTCTTGATCTGGAGTAATAGATCGATGGATTTGAGGAAGATGGCAGATTTCGCTTCTAAGACGTTCGGAGTGGAATTTAACCCTGAGAAGTCAAAGAAATACCATCGTGATCAAACTATTCACTATTTAGGTCGAGATTGGACCAAGGGCATTCCAGACTTGTCTATTGACGAAGTCGTCAAACGGATGGTGTTCCCAGAACGTTACAGGAAATATCCTGAGGACCCTGATGAACGTGCGAGACAAGTAAAATTAATGCTTCTATCATTCGCTAGCGTATACTGGTGCGCTTGGGATATTGCCGATACTGTCCTTGGATCTAGGAGGTGGTCGACTCCACCCGGTGCAATTGAGTCGGACGTCTTCGGTAGTGGCCGTACTAGACAATCCGTTAACCCCGATTTTCTCTCAGGATTGGC